ATTAGGTAGAGACATTTATAGCGAGAGACAAGAACTAACAGGTAAAGATGGAGAAGCTCTTATTATAACCCCCGAAGAAAAGTCAAAAATTAACAATATAATAGAAGAATATCTTAATGGAGAAAACTAATAATAAAATCCAGCAAATCTTAAATGGCAATGACTTAAAAGCAAAAAAAGCATTATTTTCTTTTGACCAGACCGACAGCAATGAAGCCATAGCATTCAAGTTTAATTTGTGGTCTAGATATTTTTTCCCCCAGTATTTTTCCAGTAAAGACGCACCCTATCACAAAACGATGGATGGAAATAACATCAAAGCTTATCGTGGGCAAATTAGGTCTTACACCAATATAACTTTTAGAGGAGGGGCTAAATCTGCCAGAACTAAACTATTTATTGGTTTTGCCCTTGCCAACGACCTAGACCATTTTAGGAAGTATATAAAAGTTTTATCATCGGACTTTACTAATTCAGCACAGGTTGTAACCGACCTATATAATATACTTATTGACCCGAAAATTATTAGATTATATCCCGAAATTTTTGAAAAAACTAATAAAAAAAGAGAAGAAAGAATGAGTTCTTTTACAACTTCTACTGGAATAAAAGTATTAGCTGATACAGTTGGCACTGAACAACGGGGCTCAATTCAAGAAAATGCTAGACCTGACTTAATCTGGTTTGAGGATATTGAAAGCCGTAAAACATTAAGAAGTGCCGTCATAACCAAAGCTATCTGGGATAATATGGAAGAAGCTAGAACTGGTTTATCAATTAATGGAGCTTGTATCTATACCTGTAACTATATCTCAGAGCTAGGCAATGTCCATAATTTAGTATTAAAGAAAGACGATAGAAACATAGTAGAGATAATTCCAATCATAACTGATAGCGGAGAGATAACCTGGCCAGATAGATACTCAAAGGCAGATATTGACCAGATGAAGATAGACGATGACGATTTTGAAGGTGAACGCCTTTGTAAACCTAGTGCCAGCAAAGATGTCTTGTTTGACCGAGAGAAGCTAGATGAACAGAAAGAGAAGCAACCAATCAAAGAAATAGCTGGATTTAAGATTTATCACGAATACGACCCAAGTCATAGATACGGAAGTGGACACGATGTATCAGGTGGAGTAGGATTAGATAGTTCAACCTCGGTATTCATAGACTTTGATGTAGTTCCTGCTCGTGTAGTCGGTGTCTGGGCTAATAACAACACTAAGCCAGATGTCTTTGGTGATGAAATACTAAGAGAATCTGAATACTTTGGTAATCCAATCTGTGCTATTGAAAAGAACAACCACGGACACGCTACAATCGCCAGAGCTAAACAACTGGGAGTAAACCTATTCAAGACACCTTTAAGCGATACAAAGGTCTTAGAAGGCCAATCAACCGAGTATGGCTGGCACACTAACGCATTAACTAAGTCCAAGATGATATTTGCTCTAGTCAAAGCTTGTAATGATGGCTTGCTAGAACTGTCAGATTGTGGTATAATAAGAGAAGCAAAGGGATATACCCGAAATGATGTAATAGACAAAGAAGAAGACCCCAGATTAACTACCAGACACTTTGACCTTTTAATTGCTACTGCTATCGCTTGGCAAATGAAAGACTATGCCGAGGTATCAAGGGAAAACATAGAAATAGACTGGGAGAGTATAGAATCTAAACCAACTCATAAAAGCATTGGAATATGATAAACAAACAAACAATAGACAAGATAGCGGCTCAATCCATAAATGAGATTGATATAGCTAGAACTTATAAAAACGGAAAGGTCAAGAGTTGGCAATCCAACGAGTCAATGTATTACGGTGTTAAAGAAACCAGCGAAGACTCAAGGGCTAATATCTCTTTGGGTCGGATGCAAGAGTTCGTTCACACCTTACTGTCTAAGATTGATAATCCGTTAGTCTTTAAGTTTACTAAGCGTAAGCCATCACAACTAAACAGAGTTGAATTGTTAAACTCACTAAGGAGATTTGATGCTGATAGAAACTTCTGGGACTTAAAAGATATTGTCGGTAAGAAGCAAGGTATTATTTATGGCCGTGCTGTTTATGCTTACTATGCCTCATCTGATGAAGGCTATCAGTCTAACCTAGAGAATGTAGATGTCTATGACTTCTTGATTGACCCAGCTTGTGGTGGTATTGATATTGAGAATGCTTTCTTTATGGGTCGCTGGGGAGTAGTCAAGACTATTAAACAACTAAAAGACGGAGTTAAGAATAAGATTTACAACAAGGAAGCAGTATCAAGATTAATTGAAAGCGGTGGTAATTCCACAGAAGAGAATCAAGAGGAAACCAATAAGCGTAGTCGTTCCTATGACCAAGAAACTATTGGTGATAAAGAGAACAATAATCATAACAAGTTTAAGCTCTGGGAGTGGTTCACTACCTTTGAGGGTGAGAGATACTATATCTTAATGGATAACTCAGGCCAATGGATTCGCTGTGAGAAGCTATCTGATATGTTTTCTTGTAATACCTGGCCTTTCTGGACTTGGGCTGCTTTCCCTGACCTAACCGAGTTCTGGACACCAAGCTATTGTGATTATGCTAGAGATTTATTCCTAGCCCAAGACGCTAGTATTGGTCAGATGTTAGACAACGCTGATGCTATCAATAAGCCAATGAGAGCTGTTGATGTCAGTGCTATAGACGATGTAACCAAACTTAAGTATCGCAAAGACGGAATTATTCCAGTAAAGAAAGGCGTTGATATTAACAGAGCCTATCAGACAGTCATTACTCCATCAATTAATACCCCTATTCAGGTTTTTGAAATACTAGAGGGCATCCAAGAGAAAGCATCAGGCGTTACAGCCCAAGCTAAAGGAACTTCAGATGAGAAAGGCAAGGTTGGTATCTATCAAGGCAACGAAGCAGCTATGGCTGATAGGTTTGGACTATTAAATAAGTCATACTCCTTTGGCTATAAGAGATTTGCTAAACTATACGAGAACGGAGTTAAAGACCATTTAATTAAGAAGATTGCTATTGAGATACTTGGCCCTAATGGAGTAGAAGTCAAACAGATTAGCAAGCGTGATTTATATAAGAAAGGTGATGAATACGGAATAACTGTTGAGGCTTCTAATGCTGAGATGATGGCCAGTAAGCAAGATAGGAACGAGAAACTGGCTTTCTTGGCTTCAGAGGTCAATAACCCGATGATTAACAAGAAGAAGTTGTTTGAAATGAGAGCCTTAATATCAGGACTAAGTGAAGAAGATGTCAGACAGCTACTTGATACTAATTCTTATGGAAATGAGAAGTTAATGTCTGAAGCTGATAGAGATTTAGAGAGCTTATTGATGGGCGAGGTGATTGAAATCAATGACGCTGCCAATAATCAATACAAACAGAGAATGGTTGACTATCTGCGTGACCATAAAGAAGACATCAATGACAGACAATTCTTTGCTATTAGTGCCTATATTGATTCACTAGAAGATGTTATATTTAGAAACGAAGCCCGTAAGCTAGTCAATGAACAATCCCAAGAGATGTTAAACCCTGAATTAAACCCACTAAACATTAATCAACCACAACCTGAGATGCCTCAGGCGGTTCAAACAAATGGCCAAATATAAACTAAACACTAAAGGAGAAATCGTTAAGACAGACTTTGAACAAGTCTATAACAAGGAAGATTATACTAATGCCGTTGCTAAAGGTGAGCAAGCTATTAAGGAACTAGAAGCCCAAAGAGGTGTCAATCTAGCCAAGTGTGAGAACATATCTCACTTTCACCCAGAGGTATTAGATGTATCAGAAGAATTACGCAATCACATCTGGCTATATCACGAGAACTTTGTCGCAGCTAGAGAACTAGAACGACAAATCAAAATGATTAAAAAGAACAGCAAAGATATTAAAGCCGAGATGAAAGAGATTGAACGACAAACAGAGGTAAAGTTTTAATATGTCAGAACAAACACAGCGATTACTAAAAATCAAAAATCTAACAGAAAGCGAGGGAGGGCAAGAATTGCTTTCTAACGCACAAAAAGACATTGATGGTATAATCTACCAGCTAACAGTTATTTATCCAACAGCGAGCCATTTAGAGCTAATTTCTGCCCTAGCTAAACTAGACTCACTAATGGAATTAAAGAACCAGTTAATAACTGCTGAAGAAAAGTATCAAGAAGCACTTGAAGAAGATAAAAATCTTGGAAAATAGTCGCTATTCTGCTCATCAACTTGTTGGTGGGCAGTAAGCGGAGATTATCCGTTTTACTCTAGCCCAAGGTTATAATGGGCAGCTGGGGGATACCAGCTTAATAAAAATCTTATATGTCAAACGATAACAAAAAAGACATTTCACCTGAAGAGGTGGCTAAAAATACTGAAGCCGAAGAAACCGAAATTAGTGAGGAAGAGACAGAAGCTTCCGAAGAAACCCCAAAGGAAACTTCAGCCGAACCCACAATTGAGGAAACAATTGGTGAACAACCTGATGACCGAGTTCCATTAAAAACCTTTCTTGAGATTAAAAACGAAAAGAAAGCGTTAGAAAGGGAACTTAAAAGAGTAAGGTCGTCAGCCCAGCAAGGTGCTACTAAATCAGAAATTAGAGCTGATTTACAAGCCATTGCTGATAAATATGATGTTGATGTTGATTTCTTAACAGAATTATCATCAACAATCTATTCAAAGGCTAAAGAGGAAGCTGAAACCGCTATTAAGCCCATCTTGGAAGAAAAGAACCGAGAGAAAGTTGATAAAGTCCTAATGGATAATATCAACAGAGCTTTAGAGGCAATGCCCGAATATGAGGCTGTTGTCAATAAAGAAGTTCTAAAATCTCTGTCTAAACTTCCAGAAAACAGAAATAAAACTTTTCAGCAACTAATAGAGGAGACTTACAGTAAAACGGTCACTGGTAAGAGAACGATGGAAACATCTACTCCTCGTGGTGGCAAGGAATTAGTCTACGATGAAAGTAGAATTAATGACCCAGAGTATTTCTCAGAGGTAATGGCTAGTCCAGAACTTAAAAAGAAATACAATGATAGCCTTGTCGACCGCTTAAAATTATAGACCGATTTAATTTATTATGAGTTTAATTAATTTCCAAGAGCATTTTGATAACGCCTACGAAGCTATCTTTAATAAGGTTTTGGTAGGTAAATCAATTGCTAACTTGCGTTTTGAAAAGAAATTGAAATATGGTGAAAGTGTAGAACGCTTCGCCTATGATATTTCTGGTGTTAAGGTTCGTTCAACTGTCCGTGGCAATGCTTCTACTATTGATTCTATCTCTGATACCAGCGAATTGCTGACTATCAATTTGGAGAAAGAAGCTGTGTTCCACATTTCCGATGGTGAAGTCACTCAGGCTGGTCCGTTAAACCCTGGTGAGGTTATTGGTGGTCAGGTTGCTATCAAAGTAGCTACCGACTTAGATGCTCGTATTTTGGGTGAAACCTTGAATGCTGAGTTTGATTTTGACACTGGTGATTTAACAACTGGTGCTTCTACTGGTGTTCCTTTCACTTTGGATTCTACTAATGTTCCAAAGGCTGTTGTTCGTATGCCTGCTAAATTAAGAAGCAAGAACCAAACATTGACCAATCTTTGCTGGGTTATTGACTCTTATGGTGCTTCCGACATTGAACAGTATTTAATGGGTAAATCCATTGACTTGGCTGGTTATGTCTTTAAGAATGGCTATGCTGGGACTGTCAGAGGTGCTGACTTAATTGTTTCAGAGAACTTGACTGGTGAAGCTGTCCTGACTGATAGCGGAACATTTGCCGATGGTGAAACCTTTATCATCAATGGTGTTACCTTTACTATGAAGACCGCTTTAAGCTCTCCTGCTGTTGCTGGTGAAATCGTTATTGGTGATGATTTGGCTGCTTCAATGACTAATATTGCTGCTGCTTTGAATGCTCCTGGAACTACCACTGCTACCTTTACTGCCTTGTCTGCTGCTGACCAGGAGACCATTGCTGACTTGAACATCACCGCTACCAAAACTGCTACCACTGTTACTATCGTGGCTGTTGGTTCTGGTCGCTTGACCTTGTCTGAAACTGGTGCTTCTACCTCTTGGAGCAGCAACTTCATTCACTCTTACTTTGGTAAGAAAGGTGCTATTGATGTTGTTGTTCAGGATATGAAGAAAGTTGATATGCGTCCTACTGCTGATAAGCGTGGAACTAATGTCTTCACTTCCTATCTAGCTGGTATCAAAACCTTTGCTGATGGTAAAAAGAAGTTTCTTGATGTCTTAATCAACGCCTAATTAATCGGTTTGTGGGGGTGGCAACACCCCCTATAGCCATAACTATAATGTTATGAAAACAGATAAAAATTTAGTGGGCATCCTGATTCAAGAGACCAATTCAGAGGGTTTAATTACTCTTTGTCAGTCAAAAGGTAGCTTTTTAACAACTGCCTCAAAGTTTGCTGCTGGTTGTTTATTGACTGATACCACTAGTGGTGTTGTCTATCGTAACTCTGGCTCAGTTGCATCCCCAGTTTGGAGTGCTATTGAAAATAGTATCGTTAAAAGTTATATTCCAACTGCTGATGGCAAAACGACTGGTGCTATTACCCCAGGAACTCAGATTGCCACTGTGACTTCAGCTGACGCTAACCATTGGGTGACATTACCTGCTCCTGTTGTTGGAACATTGATTACTTTAGTTTCAACGAACACTACTGGTTATGAGATTAGGACATCTAATCCCGCCACAATTGGTATTAATGGTGGTGTAGGTGCTAATGCAGAGTCTGCTATTGCTGGTGCTACTGGAACAATGGTTCAATTACTGTGCGTAAGTGCTACTAATTGGATTGCTTGGTCTAGGGTTGCTGCTGGCACACTTTCAGTTGTTCAGGTTGCTGCTGCTTAAGAATTATATTCTTCTCTTGCCTCTCTATCTTAGGGAGGTAAGGATAAGAAAATAATAATATGGATGCACAAAAAATTATAACTAGATTCGAGCTGTATGTTGACGATGGCACTGAACTGTCAACATCAGAAGAGCTTGATTTATTGAATAAAATCTACCGTGAGGTCTGGACAGATAGACCCTGGGAGTTTTCTAAGAAGTCTTTTTCTGGTGTTATTAATGGAACTACTATTAATTTACCAGATAACTTTGCCTATGTCTGTGAGAACGCTAGATATACTGATATTGCTCAGAATAACTATGTTCGTAATTCTGTCCCTAAGATTGTCTGGGTTGATAATAAGTATTATCGCTTGATTAATTGGTCAGATAGAAAGCAATATGAATCACAAGACGGAGTTTGCTGGATTGATTTATCTACTAATAAGCTAACATTTCCTGTGTCGGTATCTGGAACTGTTGAATATGAT